ACATTTTATTCTTTTGTTATAGGAGTTATAAAAATTACTTCTTTAACTTTCTTCTTATTAAAGAACGAATTACCATCATCGAAATCAATCATAGGCTTTAGTTCTATTTCTTTAGTATCTTCTATCTTAGTTTTCTCAATCCTATTTTCTATAGGAGGAGTTATATAATTTTTAGTTATATCTTTCTTTATAGAAACCTTATTAGGAACATTATTATCTACAACTCCTACAGGTACAGCATAATTTAATGCTTCTAATCTTTTTGCAGGGTTGTTCATAGATATATGCTCTGTAGTTCCAAATTTAGAAGTAACCTCTTCTATATCTGTACAAATTAAAGATTCTTTATATGCAGGTTTTATCTCATATATATCTTCAACCAAAGCTACAGATTTTGGATAGAAAGGTTGGAATAACGAATCTAATTTAAAATTAGAAGGAAGTTTGTATCTATGTTTTGTCATCTTAATACCAAGATACTTATTTCCTTCCCTATCGAATTCAGGAACAATAATAAAGGTAGCATCTAAGTTTGTATCTATTCTAATAGATTCGCCAATATTAGATCTTCCAAGCTTCTTAATAGAATCTAATTTATTTGCATTTCTTCCTTCATCGATAATCTTCATAGCTTCTCTATTTAACTGAGAAGCTGTTATTACAGGGATCTTTTTGGTCATTGCAAATGTTTTAAAATCATTTACAACAGTACCTAAATCCTGATATACATCTTTCGTTACTATACTAGGTTTAATACGCATCATATAATCTTGTAAGAATGCTATAGTTTCAAATCCCTCATCTTCAAGATCTTCTACAATCTTATACATATACCCAGTATCTACAGAATTTACAGGTTTGTATTTTATAAACAATTCTATAGAATTCTTATTATCAGGATCAAATTCAAAACAATGTTCTTTGAATTGTTGGATTGCATCTTCAGGAGTTGCACAAGAATCTAAAGATTTACCTTTGGTCATAATATGGAAAAGAGATGATACAGTTTCTACCACAAGATTTTCCATAGTTAATAACACAATACAAGGTTTCTTAGACTTATCTTGTACCATAAAATCTTTATTATATTTCCATAACTGATACATTATATTTTCCAGTGTTGTTGTTTTACCAGACCCAGATGCACCAAAGAATGAATAGACTCTTTCTTTTTGAAATCCTCCACCAAGCATAGAGTTTAATCCCTGCATTCCAGTAACAAGTTTATATGAAGGACTTGTTACATATTTATGAATATCAGGAATAGTTTGTTCCATCTCTGATAATCTAAACAATGTATCTGCTGAATCTTTGTTTATTTCATTTCTTCTTATTTCAGCTTGTAAATTATTTAAACTTTCTTTAAGAGATCCAAAGGTTGTATTCTTCCCTCTAAAATCAGCTGCTAAATAATCTTGTAATACTTCATCTAATTCTTTGGCTTTTACTTCCATAAGAATATTATTTAGCATCATAGAAACAGTTTGTTCTATATTATATACTTCATCATTAGACATTTCTGTTGTAATGGTATTATCATTTTTTAAAGTCGATATATCCATTACCATATCTATATTTGCAAGAACCATATCTCTATTTCTCAATCCCTGCATTCTATTTTTTAAGATTTCTTTTAAAAAGTTAAACTTGATGATCATGTTTTGATTATTATCAAAATCATCATTTGTAAAAGAAGACATGAGTCTATTTAAAGACGTAATAGCATGTGTATGAATATGATCATTTGTAGATAGTGCATATCTACAAAACATATTAAGCATGGGTTCCTGCAAACCCACAGAATTTATCTTAGTTTGTCTTCTATTAGATTTGTAAGATACTCTCCTATTAGAATAATCAGACATTGTAGACTCCCCATATATAATATTGTATTTATATGTTTCTGCCTTAGAGATTTTCAATATAAGACATAAAGTTTATGAACTTATCTACAGTCCAGAAATCATTTCCTTCTTCTTGATTTATATACTGGATTAATTTCTGTTCAGGAGAAAGATTTTTATCAAAAAGATAATTATATTTCATATAATCTTTATTGATAGTATTTAGTTCTTGTTTGATACGTTGTTGTTCAAAGTCTGTTTCTATCTTTACATTATTTTTATTTCGATAGAAATTCTTGAGAAGTTCTACTGTTCTAGGATTGTTTTTAGTAATTATAATTCTAAGATAATCAATCCTCTCACTAGATAACTTTCTCAAATAATCGATAATGGTTTTAGGATCTTGATCTATCATATAATCAAGATTGATTGTATCATATCTAAATGAAGTTATAGGTTCAAAATGTAGTAGATATTTTCTTTCTTTTATATTATGAATAAGAATAAAAAAACCTTTTTCTTCCTCTTCACCAAATTTATATCTAAGAGGAGATCCACTATAATGGAAATCCTCTTTAAATGTTCCTCTTATATGAACATGACCAGATATAATAGGTCCTTTACAATTACCAAAGTCTTCTATATCAAATACAGGCTCTCTATTTGAATTGAGATCTCTTTTATCTTTTCCATAAATAGATCCTTTAAAAGTTCCATGCATATAGCAGGCATCATATAATCCAGAATGAACCAAAAAAGTATTATAGTATGCTTCTCCCATATTATACATTTCTGGAATACACAATATTTTCTTTCCTTTTATAAATAAGAATTGGACTTGGTTTACTATTCTAAGATCACATCCTTGGTTTATAAAAGGAACAAATATTTTTAATTGATCAGCATCATGAGAAGCTGTACCACTTATAAGAATTAAAGTAGCATCTTTTGCTTTACAAATGTTTATAAGACGTTGTACAAAAGATATTGCATATATTACAGCATCTGAATTTGCCATAAATTTATGATCAAAGATATCACCATTAATAGATACGATATCCAATACATTCATTTTTTCAAGATAATTTAAGAACTGTTCATTTAATATTTTATATTCAGTTGCGGGTTCTATAGTACCAAAATGAAGATCTGCTATATGAGCTTCAACAAATGTTTCTTTTAAATTGGTAAATTCGATTACTTGTTTCATTTTTTCACCTCTCATTTTTATAGTATACTACTATAAAAATAGTTAGAGTTAGATAGTATGGCTTTTATGCCATACTATCATCATCTATTATGATATTGCTACTAATACAAATATTATATAGAGATATAAAGATCTCTATTATATTCATAGCTATCTCTGTAAAACTTTTATATTCATTCTTAGCTAACTCTTTACTGTACTGATAATTAGGATTTATGATAAATCCCTTATTATCTATTTTAAGATGAGTATAAGAATCTACAGGAGCTGTAGAAGTATATAAAGCATCATAGCATTTATATTTTATTTCTTCTATATAAGAATCTCTTCCACCTGTGTCTAAATGAACTTTTATTTTTGTATATCTTTCATCATCTAGATTGAAAAACCTACAATTATTACTAAGAATGATTATATCTGTAATTTTATCAGAATTCCCTTTTATACCATATCTAAAATCTATATTGACCTTATCTCCAAATATATTATGAATAACTTCATCTTTTTGAACTTCAAATAGTTCACAAAACCATAAAAACCATACACAATATTGAGTTATATAATACATGAGGTTAGTAGGGTTCTTTGATATAGTGTTATATATCTTATTATTCCTTCTAGTTATCTTTAAAAACAACAATCCTAATTTAAATTTACCATAATACCAATTATAAAATTTTCTTTTTATAAAATTAGAAGATTCTGATTCTTGAATTTTCTTATGAGAGTTTATAACCTTGACAAAATTATTTATTAAAGAATATAACTCTTCTTTTTTATAGCTATTTATTAGACTTGATTTTTTCATCGAGAACACCAAAGTTTTCCTCCAAATAAGAGATATGATAGTAACTGTACAACAAACTTAAGAAAGTTCTTTCACATAAATCAAAATATGATTTATGCTCAGGTATATTAAAGTCTAACACGTATTCTCTATATTTTAGTTTATATTTATCTATTTGGAGTATGATTACTCCATCTATATTTATATTCTTTTCTTCTCTTAGGACTTTTGAATAGGCAGCTAGTTGAAGATAATATTTATAGGTTACATGGTTAGAAGTTTTAAAATCTACAAGAAAAATACGACCATTTATATCTAATAAACAGTCATATGTTCCTCCATACCACTCACAGGTTAGTTTTTGTTCTTGTCCTAAAATGGTTATGGTATTTCCATTGTTTATAGATTTCCACCATTCTTTAAAAGAATTCATAGGAGTTTTAGGGATGTCTAAAGGAAGTTTTTCTCCTTTTAAATAATATTCTATACCAGTATGAACTCTAGTACCAAAATTAGCTGCTTCTTCTAAAGCATCTCTATATCTTTTCTTTCTAAATCCAAGACAGTTAGCCCAGTTGATTATCTTTTCTTCATTGATCATTTTAGAGATAACTTCTGTTACTCTAGGTACATTTTTACCATTATATGTATATCTATCATTAGAGGTTATCTCTAAATGAAGATCTAATATATCTTGTAAGTCCATTTATCTCTCTCCCCTTATATATGCTTAATAAATTGTTTAAACCATCATATAATTCTAAAGGGGACATTAAAATAACTACTTAGATTATTTAATAGGAGGATTTATTTAACATGGATAACAAGGACTTAAAGTCTTATTCCGACTCGTATTTTTACAAACAATATCCTAAATATCAGAAGATATTATTGGATGCTCTCATGAATGATCCTATTATAGATAAAAATACAGATGAATTTAATACAAACGTAATTGGAACTTTAAAACATCAACGAATTGAAGAACCTTTGATTCGTATTCTCAAATCTACAAATACTGTTCTTTTAGATTGTGATGCTCCTCTTCCTAGATCTTTCAAAGTATTCTGTGCTAAAGAAATGAAAGGTAAAGATAGAGGAAAGGTAAAAGCATTTATTGATACCTCTACTTGCATCGTGAAATTATCTAATGGAATTGATTATGATATCAATAGCTTAGCTCTTACTTCTTACCTTATCAATGCTGGGGTTTCTATGATTTATCATAAGAAGTTTGATATTTTCTTAAGAAGAACAAACTTGCTTCTTCTTTTGGCAACTTGCTTTGCTAAGTCATTTACTCATATTATTGATTACCTTGCAAAGATTTCTATTCAGGAATCCAATAAGAATAAGTTAATGTATCTTGCAGCAATGTACTTCTTAAAAGGCATTGTTCAATATGACGATGATAAGCGTTGCCGTGAATATGCAATTAGGATTGGTAATGTATCTCCTAATGAAGCTAATATTCTTGATATCTTGATCGAAAAATCTGCTAAAGGTAGAAAGCATTCGGCTAAAGATTTTATTGATCCGTATGATAATATCAAAGTATTTGTAAATTCGATGAGAGATACTCTTCATCTTAATGATAAGACAGTAACTCTTGATTTAGTAGTAGAAAAATGGATGATGCAATATGGCCCTGGAACTGTATTTGGTATGGAATACTTCCCCGCTTTCTCTGCTATGATTACAGATGCATACGTTGGTGGATATTTGAATAATCAGAAGACTATTGAAAAGATTTGTGGAAAAGATATGGTAGAATATACAAAAGACGTTATTTCTACCTTAGGAACAATAGCATAAACTTTAGAGGGGATGTATTATGTCAAAATATTTATTGAACCTCCATTTCGATAAAACTGGTTGTAATAATACTGATATAATAAATATGGGTGGAGTATCTTTTGAAGATACTTCATCCATTATCCACGGATCTACTTGTGCTTATTTTAAAGGATATGATAGATCTGCTGGATTAATATTAAAAGATACCAGTAAGATTAAATCACATATTAATGGAAACAACGATTTTACCTTATATTGTAAATATAAAATAGATAAGAAAAATATAGATAAAGATACAAAAATCCCGTTATTCTCTTTCAAGAATAACGATAAGTTTGAAAGTTATGTATATATAGAAAATGCAGAATATTTTGTAGTAAGATTATCTGAAACAGAAAAATTCTATTCTTCTGTATGTGATTTTACTTTCAATAATAAATGGCATTATTTTACAATTACTAAAGATGAAAACATCTTTAGAATATTTATAGATGGTTGTAATGTGACTTCCAATAATATAACCAAAGATATCAACTTTGGGGATGAATTATATATTGGATATGGCGAAGATAATCTTGGTAATGTTTCAACGTTTAATGGAGGATCATTAGATGACATTACAATTATTGACAGTTGTTTATATAGGGATTCTTTTATTCCTCCTACTCTGTATATAGGGACAGAAGATACTATAGAAAACTATTACAGATTAGACGAATCTAATATTGTAAATAATAATCAATTAGAAGAAGAAACTCAAGATCTAATTGATAATAAAATGGAATCTACGGCTTATCTTTTAAACGAAGCTCAACGAGGATACCTCCCTCAAAGGGTAAGAATTACTTGGTTTGAAGATAGAGAATATTTTATAAATAGAGATATAGAACGGGTTTCTAAATATAGAAATTATACTGTAATAAAAATAAATAATGTTCATGAAAATGAATTAGGATTTAAAAATTCTGAGTTCAATGAAGGGTTGGCATACCATCTTTTGTTAGATAAAAAAATAGATGGGTTTATGCTATTTGTAAATGGAGAATTTATCCCTCTATCTAAAATTCAAATTATTAAATCTGATGAATATTATACCCTCATTATTCAAAATAGAGATCCTAATATCAAAGGAAAGGTAACTAAAGTAGAATTTGTAAGATTGCCTTTCCCAATCATCTATGAAGAACTAATAGGAGAAAGACCTGATAATATTCCTATATACAAATTTAATATCCATGGTAAATTCGATTCTGGTCAAAATGCAATTTACTTTTATTATATAGATAAAGAATCTCCTTTAAACTGTAATCTAATAACCAATGGTATCTATGAACAAAATCTACCATTGAACTTTAAAGAAAGTACTTTATCTGATTCTAACGTATTAAAGCATAGCTGGAGATATGGTCAATTTGAAGAAAAAAGAATTGTAGATGATACTACGGTTCAAATGTACTTCCGCTCGTGGGATCACAGTTATCTTTCTCCTGATGATACAATAATTTTATATAATAATGGAGTACCAGTAGATCCTGATTCATATAAGATTATAGGTGATGATCTTATAGAATTCTTAGATTATAATAATATCGATGGTATTTACAATAATCTATTTTCTATGGATATTTTAACCTTTGATGTAAACCAAGCTAATGATGAATTTATATCTACTACCTTATTTAAATTCGTATCAAAACAAGATGGAACTATATCTATTCCAATATCTAAAAATATAGATATCTCTGATAATTATCAGATTGTGGCTTCCTTCTTTATAGGAGATAAGTTTATACCTCCTGATCATTATTATACAGATCCTAAATCAAATTCTATCATCTTGGTAAATCCTAAAGATGTAGTAAATAATGGAGAGATTGCACTTATCTATTTTGTAAAAGTTCTTAAATCTTCTCAGTATGGTAAAATTCATATCAAGCCTATTCAAAATAAAATAGTAATAGAAGAAGATACTCCTTCTATTATACTTCCTAATGATATGAATTATGATCTTACCAATTTCACAATTTATGTAGATCAAAAACAATTACTTCCTAGAGATTATATTGTAGAAAGTAATAAACTTATATTGTTTGATAAGGATGCTACTTTTAAGAAAGATCAAACAATATTGATTATGATCTACAAATTCGTAGATGAATATGAAGATCCAAGAACTACAAGATATGAAGTTATTAAAAATCAATTATCTACAGGGAGAAGATTTATTCTTTATGATTTGAATATAGATAAGAGATATAAGATAACTCTTGATAATATAGTAGCATTTGATCAGAATGGTACTTATACTCCAGATTTATTCGGTCAAATATATAATAGAAATATTATAAAATCTATCTACACTGGAGATCCATTAGAAAGATTCCCTTCATATATTTCTTGTATTTGGTTAAAAGATTCTTTATCAAATGAAGCCAATGCTATTCATCCAACTAGTAAATGGTTTATAAATGGATATATAGGACTGTATGAAGAATTCTATGAAATGGATGAAAAGTTCAAGGAATTTATGGATGATTTTAATGTAAGATATTATAAGGATAAGCATTATGGAGAAAACTTAGCAAGAGCTTTAGATTATATGGCTTGCTATCAACAAATGAAGTTTGATCCTGTTTATGAAAAAAGAGCTACTGCTTATCGTGAATCTTATAATGTTTTAAAATTAAATAAAGCCGTTCATCTCAATGACTCAGGTCGATATCAATATGATATGGAAAGAGATGACTTCCATGATAGATATTATAGAACGTATCCTATCTATTTCTTAAATGGATCTCTTCCTGAATGGTATGAAGATATTATTTATGATGGAAATAAAGTAAGCCTACAATTAGAATATCCTTTTAAAGGTGGAGATATAGATTCTACCTTTAGTAATACTAAAACAATAGAAGTTCCTATCCCATTCAATTTCTCTGATGCAACTGGAATAGATGGAGAAGAAAATATTTATATTAGAGAAGTAGGTAAACAAACACAGTTTAATACCAACTATTCTGGATCTTGTTTAGTTGATATCTCCGATTGCTATACTCCTTCTTCTAAAGAAACTTTAGGAAGAACTACCATTGATTTTAGTTATGATAGTAGAATAAATCCTTCATCCGATATCAAATATATAAACCTGATAACAGTATATACTAATCTTGGAGAGCCTCTTTGCAATGTATATATTGGAGATGAAACTTCATATAAAAAAGATTTAGCGGTTATAACTAAAACAAACAATTATCCAATGATCAGTTTTAGTCTTAATAGTATTGCTGAAAAAGATAACTTTAGATTGGCAATCAGTTATTCTAATGATACTTATAATATAAGCTTATTTAGAAATGGCAGAAGGATAAAAACAGATATTTCTGCTATGCCATATTATAATATAATAGCTTATAGTCATGGTACTAATTTTAATACAACCAATGCTAACACAGATGATATTATATTCAAATATAGCAAATTACTAAATGATATAAATATAGATAAAACAATAACGAATGGTTATTATTTCCATATCAAATCTAGAACCACGTTTATGTATGGAAGCTATATTAAGTCTAGTATTACAGATAGATTGGAAGCTATAAAATGTAAGAATATTGTAAACTTCTTACAACCTTTAAATTCTAAGATTCTATATATAAATAGAGTAACTAGAGAATTTATATTTAAACTTACTGTTGGTAATAAAGAAGATAATTCCTTTACTTCTACACTTACAGTTCCTACTAAGACTAGAGAATATAATATCAAGTCTTCTATTACAGTAATTAGTAGACTTATAGTTTATAAGAATGCTTATGAAATCACATTCCCTGCAGAAATAACAGTATCTGTTCCTTGGAAACCTACAGATATTAATGGTTTTGTAAGATTATATGTATGGGATTATGTTGATATTCATGACACTAGTGGAGAATCTTATGAAATCTACTCTAGAGTAACTCCTTCATATGGATTTGATGCTAAAGAATTTACATGTAAACTAGAAGTTCCTATAATCATACCTAAATCTTAATGAATAAATCCCCTATGCAGTTAATTCGCATAGGGGTACATATTAGTAATAATTTTTACTTAGGAGGCACAGAAATTATATGTTTACTAAGCTAAGTAAATACAATGGAACTATTAAAATACCGTTTCAATCAAATAATTATAATACTAATAATAATTTTTGGAATTTAGATAGACAGCCGATAAATGATATTATAGCATCTAGAAATAATACCAATACTACTATAATTACAAGTAATATTAGTATGAATCTAGATGATGAAATGAAATTGAATAATATATCAATTTCAGAACTGGAATCTAAAGAAGGATCTTTATATGATTATGAATATAATGATGGTGCAAGGTATTTAGATCTAAATAGAGGGAAAGATACTAATGGAATTTCTTTCACAGGATCATCTGTTATTGATTTATCTTCTGTATATACTAATAGAGCTACCAATAATGATGTGGTTAGAATTGTATTTGATGCTTTGGTTGTTTTCTCTAATCCATACTTTATGATTAGAGAAAAAGATACGTCTTATGATATAATAGATAATGATGTAAATACAATAGATAACTTAGAACCATTTGCATTATTCTCTTTAATAGATAAAAAGTCTACTGCTCCTATATATTCTCTTATTATAGGGAATAAAGAAAGATATTTAAACAATGTTAAAAAATATTATAATACCGATAATTTAATCATAGATGTATTTTCTCCTACAACTGATTCTAAATCTATTAGTGTTAATAGCGGGGATTTAGATATACCAGGAAATTATTATTCTAGTAAATTTAATTTACAGATAATCTTAGAACAATATAAAGGGAATGGATTCTATGTAAGAGTAAATACTATTGATTATAGAGATAAAAACAATAATTTAGATTTGGGTCTTGGTTATGATGTGGATGATAAAAGCAAGTATAAATTATACCCTTATAATATAAACTCAGATAATACAGTTATTGCTTTAAATACTCTTGTAACTGATAATAAAAAGACTACTGATCTTAATTTCCAAAGATATAATCTAGAACCTATGCGTGGGGCTTCTTTCTTTAGGAATGGGTTTATTAATATTGAATATGGTGAAATAGTTAATAAATTTAATGATGTAAATGCTGAAAACTATAAAGATATAAATTGTACTGTTACCTTTAAACAATCTGAAGCTTCTAAGTATAATTTAGTAAATGGATCAGTTAATGTATTCTTTTATCCATTTGATGGTCATGATACATTCTCTTCTGTTACTGTAATCGAAAAAGAAGTATACAAAGGGAAAATAGATCCCTCTAATATCAAAGGTAATGGTATACAACGAATTTCAGATTATTTGGTATTAGATGAACTTAATGAAAAATTTAAAGATCATTGCCATCACTGTAGTGGTATTAAATATGAGGATATGCAATTATTTGTAGAGATATCTGAAAATAATTTATATCCTGTAAAATATATTACAGATTCTAATGGGAATGTAAAAATAGAAGATAATAAATACTATGCCGATCTTCCTGTTTATGTAGGATCTAATAAGCAATTCTTATATCATAAGTACTTTATAAACTTTAATACCAATATATTGGAATTGGAAGAAGAATTTAAAACAGGATGGGATCCTAAAAGATATTTAGTATTTAGAAATGGACTTCTTTTAAACAATTCTATTTATAAGATTGATGTAGCTACCTTTACTAATAAGATAAAAAATAAAAAGTTATATACTGCTGTTACATTTAGACCTGGTGATAGAATAGAAGTATTCTATATCGAATCTGATGATAACTTCTTACATGTTCCTTATAACCATGATGTGTATATGTCTTCTAATCTAGTATACGCTGATGAGAATGAACAATATGTTGTAAATGTTCCTTATCCTTACAAATCTTATCCTAAGGGAGATAAATATTTCTTTGTATTTAATAAAGATGGTATCTATTTAGATAAGAAGAATGATTATACTACATCTGAAGATGGAAGTGCCATTACCTTATTTGATCATTCTAAGTTATATAAAACAGAAGATAGAAATGATTATCTAGTATTTGTATTTCCTTATGTAAGAGCTGAATTTGAAGAAGAAGGAGAACTTCTTGAAAATAAATATATGGGTAATACAGGAATAAACTTTGTTTATTCTTATTCAAAATCTTCTGGGGATGATGGTATAGTATCATTTGATCCTCCTTTTACTTCATATGAATTAAGTAAAAATAATTTCTTACTATTTGGAAATACTACTTATATTAGTAAGGATAGATTTGATCTTATAGATAATCATACTATCAGATTCAATAATGGTGTAGATATAAGACATACTAAGTATGCTAATTATACTATGATCATATTTAATGATATGAAGAATAGTCAATTCAATATGAATAGTGATTCTAATTTTGAATTAGATATTCAACAAATACCTGCTGAATATGATGGACAAACTGTATTTAAATTAAATAAGTTTATAGGCCCTAAATCTTCATTCATTGTATTTGTAGGTAGTGTATCATTAGAACAATCTCAGAAATATTCTTACAATGCAGCTAATAATACTATCTCATTCGGAGATCCTAATTTATATTTTACTAAAGGAAGAAATGTAACAGTAATCTCTATAAAAAATAAAGGATCTGAAGGCGGATATACTGAACGTATAGATTTCGAAGAGAACGAATTACCTATTGTAATTAATAACCGTGTAACCATTCCTAGTAGTTATTTCGCTAATAATATTATAACCAAAGAGAATACTATTATATTTATAAATGGAACCTATATCAATCCTAATAGATATAAGATAGATGGAAATACTATAATTTCTACTTATAGGGCTGAATCTGAATTTAAAGTAGGTAAGACCATCACTATTTTATATTTGTATAAACATAAAGTGTCTTTGAATAATTATGGTATTGAAGGACCTTATGAATACATTGATAAGAAATTTGATCATGATGATATTATGTTTGATGAAATGTATTCAACTCCTATACCTACAGATAAGATCAAAGATGTTACTGTAGATGCTATATATGGAAATCTTACTTATGTAAAAGATTATAGTCATTGGTATTCTAGAAATATGATCTCTGGGACTTTGTATAGCAGAGTAGAATATCCTGTACAACAAGATTTCTTAACTGGATATTTGTATACAGATTATACAGATAGACAAGATACAGATATTATATCAGGTGTGGTAGAAGATTATTATGTAGATTGGGAAAAGGTTTCTCCTAATAATAATACAGATATAGATTTTCTTCATGAAGATATGCCTGGTCTTAAGTATGCATTAATAGCAAACAATGCTACTTCTATATCTATAAGACTTCAACCAAACAATACATTCTCAAGTTTCTTTACAGATAAAAGAGGAGTTATTGGTATACGTTTTGAAGAAGAAAGTAATATTAATATTATACTTCCTTATACATTTAAGGGTATGAGTGATCTTAAATATGTAGATTTCTCTAAGCATTTGAATAAGATAAATTCTTACGCCTTTGTATCTTGTGCTAGATTAAAAAATATTATCTTAAAGGGAACCAATTTAGAAGTTGATGAAAATGCATTTGGGTTATTAAACAATATATTCATTCCTGATACGGCTAAGGTAGCAGATAATGCATTTGAGCCTAATTCCATAATCAATATAACTTTTGACAAAACTTCAAATGAATATATTATGGATAATACTCAAGTTAATAGAAATGCTATAGAAAGTATTTCATTAGACTCTAATAAAACAAGAATCCAATCTTATCAATTCTATGGGTTTAATAAATTAAACAATGTAACTATTCCAAATACAATAACAGAAATATATCCTGCTGCGTTTAAAAATTGTATTTCCTTAAATACATTAACCATTCACAATAATATTTCTTATATTGGAAGCGGTGCCTTCTCTAATACTAAAATAAAAGAAGTTGCTATTCCTAATTCATGTGGAATAATACATAAGAATTCTTTTAGTGATAATACAGAACTTACAAAAGTTACAATTCCCAATTCTATAGATATTATAGAAGAAGGTGCTTTTAATAACTGTAGTAAATTAAAAGAAGTAGTTATAGATGAACCTATAGAGCCTGAATTAGGACAACAAGGAAAAGGTTTAAAGCGTATTGGAGCTTATGCTATAGGATCTGATGTACTTAAGGAAATAACTCTTCCTGCATCAGTTAAGAATATAGATCAAAATGCTTTCACCAATTGTCCTGCATTAAGAACAATCTATATTAAAGAATATCCTCACTCCCATACAGTTGAATTAGTAAATACTGAATCTATGAATAATAAACCATGGGGAGCTGCAGGAGCCACGGTTAAAATAATACAGTAAGGAGTTTATAATGGGTAATATCGTAGAGCAAAACAATGGGAATAAAGTATTTGTTTTTAGACCTAATGATGGAATACCTGAATATATAAATCTTACTGGTATTCGATCTATAAAAGTAGAATGTTATGGAGCTGGTTCTCAAACAAGAGACCCTAATATCTTCTCTAGAGGTGGATATACTAAAGGCATTCTAGATGTAAGTAATATTGATCATCTTTGGGTATTTGTAGGGTGTAAACCTGAAGGTCGTATAGGTGGAAAAGGATTTGGTAAAGGTGGAGATTCTTTTAAACCTAAGAATGAAATGGTTGGTTATGGAGGTGGCGGATCTTCCGCTATCTCCATTTTTAGTGATGATAAAAACTATTTCTATATGATAGCTGCTGGTGCTGGTGGTGGAACTGATTTTATAATAAGAACAAACAATGATGATTATCTTATAAAACCAGTAAAAGGACTAGATGGTGGAGGATATGAAGGAGAACCTTTAAATGAAAGTAATGGAGATCCTGCATTAGAATATAGATGGTATAATTCTGGATATTCTGGAAAGTCTGGCACACAAACTGCTGGCGGATATGGTGGTAGTTTAGATAAGAATTCTATCTCTACTGAATTTGTAAGATTATCTAATGGGTCTAGAAATACTGGTGGTAATGGATTAAAAGAAACCTCAACTATTACCTGTAAAGGTGGAGCTCCTGGTGGTGGAGCTGGTTATTATGGTGGCGGTGGAGGAGACATCAAAGCAGGAGGAGGATCTTCTTATATAAGTGGAGATCCAAATTGCTCTGATGAACCAAATAATGATCATATTGTATTTACTGATACAGAAACAATAGTTGGTGGAAATAATGAATTAGATGGTAAGGTTGTAATAACTGTATTAAAAGCAGATATAGAACCTTATGAAATATATTCCAAGATTAATGTATTTGAATATCATAGTAAATATGATGTAACCATACCATTCCCTTATAAACAATTTACAGAAATGCAATTCTTTATTATAGATAAAGAAGGAAAACTAATTCCAGCTAGATATTATGATCGTATAGATAATTATACTATACGAATCAAAGACAATACTGATTTGCAAATATCTTCCGATAGAGATTTAAAATTTGTATTTGCTCATAATAAAGGGCAATATGCAGTTCAAAAGATGGAATTAAATTTTGAATGCGAAACCAATAAATATCAGTATAATCTATTATCTCCATACTATATGATTCTTGATATAAGAAATAGATTTAAAGTTTTCTTTAATAGAAAAGAATTAGTTCATGGAGTAGATTATACTATTAATATTTATAAAGGTATTTTAAATCTATCAGATTCTATAGATGTTAAGAATGGTGATAGTTTAGATGTAATATGTTTCTATACTGGAACAAAATACAATAAAGCTATTCCAGAAC